AGGCACAGTAGTAACGTAGTCGATCAAAATCAACGTCCATATCATCGTAGTAACGAACCATTTCTCGATTAAAATATTCACCCTCATCTGATACGGGATTCTGTTGGTACAGAGCTGACCAGTCTCTCGGCCCCACTGCTTTTTGAATCTGGGTTAACGCTTCTTGACTATATCTCTCTGGGTGAAGCGCTTCGCCTTTGTCTCGAAAAGTCTCATCTTGTTCAGCGAGCGCTGGATATTTGACGACTTCCCACTGATCCGCACCGCCTGCTGCCGCTTGTAGTAATCTGCCTGCTAAATCATCATCATGCCATCTTGTTAAAATTACGAGTACACCGCCCCCTGGGGCTAGTCTTGTGTAAGCAGTTGATGTATACCAATCCCAAACGGCATCCCGATTGTACTCTGACTCCGCATCTTC